TTGATGAGGCAGGGATCGCAAACACCTTAACTGAAAAGTTTGCAGAACCTGCACAGGCAGTGGAGGCTACAGAAGAGCAGGCATAACTAGGGGAGCAATCCCCTTTTATTGTTTTAAATATGAAAACTCAAAAGGTAAAAATTTCAGAAGTAAAAATGAATCCAAATAACCCTAGAGTTATTAAGGATGATAAGTTTGCTAAATTGGTTCGATCTATCCAGGAGTTCCCAAAGATGCTTGAGATTAGGCCGATAGTAGTTAACTCGGATATGATAGTACTGGGTGGCAACATGAGATTGAAAGCCTGTAAAGAGGCAGGTCTTAAAGAAGTGCCGATTATCCTGGCGGATAACCTGACTGAAGATGAGCAGAAGCAATTTATTATCAAAGATAATGTGGGGTTCGGTGAATGGGACTGGGATATGCTTGCGAATGAATGGGATCAAGAAGTGCTTGAGGATTGGGGATTAGATGTATGGCAAACAGATGCGGCAGATTTCTTTGATACTGAAGATACAAAAAATGAAGGGTCTGAAAAACCATCCGGTAGCGATGATAATTATTCTGTTTTTGAATTAATAATGATTCATGAAAATAAATTACTTTTAATCGACACTTTAAATAAGGTAAAAAATAATTTTCTTTTTGAAAAGCAAGAAGATGCTTTAATGGAAATACTAAGAATTTATAATCAAAAATAAAATGACAAGAGAAACTAAATCATTTATCAGCTATGGGCAAGCAAATCCGGGCCTAATTTTTGACGAAAGTAAACACAAAAAATACCCGCTAAAATACTACAATATCATTAATGGTAATGGGGCTAGCTTTCGTGAGGATCTAACATATTTTATTTTTGTATATAGCGGAGAAGCTACGCTTGTAATTAAAAATGGAATTAAATCAATTTTACCCAAAGATACTTATATAAGTCATCACGGATCTTTTGATTTAGTTGGTGAGTTTAAAGCTATTGCTATTGAGATATATACTCACAGGGGGGAATTCGCAAAAAATAAATTTAAAGCACTTACTCATATTGGAGGGGTTGTAGAAGAAATTGGAAGACTAAAATATATTGACGGTTGTACAGATAGTCTTTTAATCCCTCCAGTAAAAAAAGGAGATCCTTGCCTTAATCATTTGCACTTTCCTAAAAATATCATTCAGACTCCACACACACACCCAAGCCATAGAATTGGTTTAGTAATTAGAGGTGAGGGAGAATGTGACACACCTTTTGGAAAGCTTCCTTTATATGAGGGAGTTATTTTTGTGATTAAAGAATACGATGGTAAAGAAAAATCACAGGGATTGGATGGATTATTATATGAGGCAGGAACTCATAAATTTAATACCTATACAAGTTCAATGGATGTAATTGCATTTCACCCGGATTCAGACTTTGGCCCTGAAGATGAATTTCACCCAATGATAAATAGAACAATAGTTGAAGGTGTACCTGCTAAGGATATAGACTCAATCCGTACTAAATAATGGCAAAAATTAGAAAAAAGGAATACATTGAAAAAAATGTATATCAAGAAACGCTAGATAGAATTAGACATATTTATGACCGATATGACAAAGTAGTGGTTTCATTTTCAGGAGGTAAAGACAGCACAGCTGTTTTGAACTGCACCCTAGAGATTGCCCGAGAAAGAAATAAATTGCCTTTAAGCGTAGTTTTTTTTGATGAAGAGGCTATTCACCCTCCAACAATAGAATATGTCCATCGGGTAGCTGATAATCCTGAAATAAAAATGGAATGGTACTGCCTGGAATTTAAACACCGTAATGCCTGTTCTAATGAAGAGCCTTTTTGGTACACATGGGATCAGGAAAAAAAAGATTATTGGGTAAGAGAAATGCCTAATAATGCAATTAAAGAACACAGCAAATTTAAAAAGGGAATGTCTTTTCAAGAGTTTGCTCCTTATCTATACGATAGATCTATTGGGAGTGTTGCAATGCTTACTGGTATTAGAACACAGGAATCACTAAGGAGATATCAGGTAATTGCAAAAAAGAAAAATGATGCCTACATAAACTCAAGAGCTGAAAACGGACAGAATCAATATAGATGTTTTCCAATCTACGATTGGAGCAGTGAAGATGTCTGGCTTGCAGTCCATAAGTTTGGATGGGATTATAATAGGACTTACGATATCTATAATCAAACTAAACTATACGGAGATTTTCTTCATCAAAGAGTTTGTCCTCCATATGGTGAAGAACCATTAAGAGGTTTATGGCTATATTCTCAATGCTTCCCTGAAATGTGGCATAAAATGTTAAATAGAGTTCAAGGTGTTGCAACAGCTTGGAGATATGGTAATACAGAATTGTATTCATCAGCTAAATCTAAACCGCAAAATTTAACTTGGAAGGATTATCTTTCTGTGATCATTGATAGTTACGATCATGATAGTAAAAATGAGGTTAAGCAAACCGTAAATGGTTACATAAAAAATCATCAAAAGAAAACTAAGCAGAAAATTGATGAAGAAACTCCGCATCCAATTAGCGGTGTATCTTGGCAATGGCTTTGCACAGTTGCTGTAAGAGGAGATTTCAAAGGAAGACAAAGTAATGTTTTAAATGTCCAAGCTTTAAAGACAAGGGAAAAATTAGGGATTTCTATACAGGAAGCAGAAAAAATTTTCAAATGACATTAGACGAAGCTAGATATTGGATATCTAAACAAAGATGGGTAATTGCAAAAAGTTATTCAAAAACTTTTCCACATGTATATACAACAAGAGATCGGTGCAAAGATGAATTTGAATTTGAAGAATTTATTGCATTGATCCGAGACAAAGGAATTGTCAAAACCTTTTTTATGAAACAATATGTTTACTTAGAAATAGATGGTGAAGAGTTTTGGGAAATGGGTAGACCTATAAAATCAGTACAGGTTTTAAATAGAACAAAAATAAATGATAATGCACTTTACCGTTCACCAAAGCCATCAGAATATGAAGCTATGAAATTAAAAGCGAAATTAAATAAAAGAGAATGTGTTATGCAGGAACTTCTTAACAAACAAAATCCTACAACAGAAGAAATAAATAGCATTAAATTTTTAATGAATTCGCAAAGGAGAATTGATGGTGGAGGAAAAAATATAATTGATCATTCAAAAATAGAATTACGTTATGAATAGGAAAAAACAACCTTTGGATAAAATTAACTGGTTACACAGGGATAAGCTAAAGCCAAACCATTACAATCCAAACAAAGTAGCTCCACCGGAACTACAACTTCTTAAGATTTCAATTTTGGAAGATGGATGGACACAACCGATTGTCATAAATCCTGACTTTACCATAGTTGATGGATTTCACAGATGGACTGTATCAGGTCACAAAGAAATTTATTCGCTTACAGATGGTGAAGTACCAACTGTGATGATTACACCTAAAGACGCAAGTCAACAACAAATGGCAACCATTCGACACAATAGAGCCAGGGGAACACATGGAGTTCTTGAGATGAGTAATATAGTAACTGATATGGTTAAAAGCGGTTTGACCGGTGACGAAATTATGGCTAGACTAAAAATGGAAAAAGAGGAAGTTGTGCGTTTATTATTTAGAGCAGGTATTCCAAAAAGCGAAGTTTTTGTGGAAAAGGAATTTTCTAAAGCATGGACTCCTAAATAAAAAAGCATAACTAAAAAAAACTGTTATAAAAGACGCAGGCTGCTCCTGTAGATCAGGGATCATTGAATTAAACAAAATTAAACAATATGAAAAAGCCCAATAGAGAAATCATAGAAACATCTATTGTGAGGGCATTTGGTAACCTTTCTACGGCTGCAAAGTCTTTGCAGGTAGAAAGGGCTACCCTTTATGCTTGGATCGAACAGGAGGGCCTAGAAGAGGCTGTACAAGAAGGTCGTAACAGAAGGCTTGACTTTGCCGAATCGATGCTTGACAAAGGCATGAAAGATGGTAATATGACTGCAATTATTTTTTACTTAAAAACACAGGGCAAGTCTAGGGGGTATGTCGAAAGGCAGGAGATCACAGGGGCTGATGGTAAAAAGGTTTTTGAGGTAACCATAGTAGATGGAACTGATTAAGCTAAAAACTAACAAAGTATTTAGACAGCTTGAAACCTCCAATGCTAAAATAGTAGTTCAGCAGGGAGGAACCCGATCCGGAAAGACATTTAATATATTACTTTGGATTATGTTCGCATATTGCCAAAGAAATGAGGGTAAAATAATAACCATTTGCCGCAAGTCATTTCCTGCAGTAAGAGGTACTGTAATGCGTGACTTTTTTCAGATTTTAAGAGATCACGATATTTACTCGGAAGACCTTCACAGCAAAAGCAATAATGAATACAAATTAAATGGAAATATAATTGAGTTTATTTCCTTGGATCAACCTCAAAAGATCAGGGGTAGAAAGCGAGATTTGCTTTTTGCAAACGAAGCAAACGAACTGACCTTTGAAGATTGGCAGCAGCTACTTTTTAGAACCAATGAGAAGGTGATCCTTGACTATAATCCTTCGGAAGAGTTTCACTGGATCTATGACCATGTGCTGACTAGATCGGATGTAGAATTCTACCAAACCACCTACAAGGATAATCCCTTCCTAGGGGATGTGATCAAGCAGGAGATCGAAAGGCTCAAGGAGATAGATGAGAACTATTGGCGGGTTTACGGCCTAGGGGAGAGGGGACAAAGCAGATCATTGGTCTACAACTTCCAAACTTGCAAGGAGATACCCAGGGAGGCAAAGCTAGTTTCCTATGGGCTTGACTTTGGATTTTCAAATGATCCTACTTCCTTGGTGCGTACCTATGTGCTAGGGGATGATATGTTTGCAGAAGAACTGCTTTACAGAACAGGCATGACAAACCAGGACATTGCTAATGAAATGAAGGTGCTAGGCCTAGATAGGTCAATGGAGATCTTTGCAGATTCAGCAGAGCCTAAGTCAATAGAAGAGATCTATCGAATGGGGTGGAATGTCAAGCCAACGATCAAGGGATCAATCAACCTGGGAATAGACACGATCCGTAGGCACAGGCTTCATGTAACCGAAGGCAGCTTTAACATGATCAAGGAACTGCGTAACTACAAGTACATAGAAGATAAAAATGGGCAGATTACGAATAGTCCTGTGGACAATTTCAATCATGCCCTGGATGCACTTCGGTATTCGGTGGTCAACAAGATCACCAACAGCCACCTAGGGAAGTACTCCTTCCGATAGAAACATCAAACCAATAAAATATATTTAAAACTATGTGGGATAAACTTACAGTTGGCCAGTTCATAAGCCTTTATGATATTGAGATCAATGCGAATCTTAATATCATTGAGAAGCAGCAGAAGATGCTTTCCATAGTGGAGGGCAAGCCTGAATCCTTTTATGATTCATTCAAGTATCGGGACTTGATTACCGAATACGGAGAGAAGCTTTCCTTCTTTGACAATATCCCTGAAACGAAGCCAGTGGACTTCTTGCAGGTAGGATCAAAGCGGTACAAGTTTGTTCATGAATTAAATGAGATCACAGCAGGTCAGTACATTGATATCCTTGCTTTCAGCGGTGAGATCATGCAGCTAAATAAGATTGCAGCCTGCTTCTTTCTGCCAATGGAAGGGAAGAGATATCAGCCCTATGGGAAGATCCCTCACGATGTGGTGGCGGATGATTTGCTAGATGCAAAGTTCCTTGAGGTCTATGGGTGCATGCTTTTTTTTTGTCAATTATTCAACGAATTAATAAGCAGTACAATAACCTCCTCAATGATCAATCGGGCACTGGGGAAGAGGGTAGTGGATTCATGGCAAGGTGGGGGTGGGTATACAGCACTAAGCAAGTTGCAGATTTCCAAAATATCAGCGTAGCTGCAACCTTTGAAATGGCGGTGGTAGAGTACTTGAATACATTGGCATACTTAAAAGATTACAACAAGGACAAGGATAATCAATATCGAAAATGGCAGTTGCAACAAAGGCTCAAGTAGCAAATTTAAACATTGGAGGCAGAAGGCTGACAGGCAGTGAGTACATCGCTGCTGTGGATGATATTCTTGTAGTCAATGTCAAGACTGCTATGGAAAAGCTAGGGATCAACCTAGTTTCAGAACTTGCTAAAAATGCTCCTGCCGATTCAGGAAAACTTGCATCCTCCTTTTCTGTTCTTGGTGTAAAGGAAACCAAGACAGGGTATAGACTTGAGATCAAAGTAGGTGTAGACTATGCAGACTACATTGACAAAGGGGTGAAGGGTATTCGAAATAGACGCAAGACCTACCCAAATGCAGATGGCAAGTTCTACCAATTTAAGACCTACGGCATGCCACCTGAAGCCTTGCAAAGCCTCCAGGGGTGGATGCAAAGAAAGAACATGGAGATCGAGGCAACAAACCTGATCGAAGGCAGGCAGATGCTTCCACAGATATCTTCTTCAGCCAAAAGGCTAGCATATTACATCAAGAAATATGGTATTGAAGGAAGGCAGTTTATCAAGAAATCCATAGATGCAGCCACACCTGATTTTCAAGTAGACCTTCGAACCATTGGCCAAGATACCCTCATTTTAAAAGTAAGCAAATGATAACTTTAACACAGCCCTCCATCAGCATCCTTCCTGGATTCAATAGGATAAACTATCAAATAGTATCTACCAACGCAACGGAGGTAGGCTTCAAGTATGTAGTCAAGGTCTACAATTTAGACGATGAATTGATCACCACTGCCTACTATGACAGCCCTGCCGATCCTGCGGATGCAGTGGAATTTGATGTTTCAAAATTTGTATCTACGGAGTTTGCCTATTCCAAGGGATTCTATGAAACGGCAACTTCTTCAAGTAGTGCTAATATCATTAAGGGATTCTACCTGAAGTGCTATGAATACTATGAAGTTGGCGGTGAATTTGTTATTGTCTTGGCTTCGGAAGTTATCTCCTCCACCAAATATGCTTTGGCTGCTTCCTTTCCTTTGCTTGAATTGGATGACTGGTATTCAGATGTGACTTTGTA